CGACGCTGGCGTTTTCAGCGTCTCGGTGATAGTCACGATCTCCTTGAAGTCGCTCGTGTCCTTTCCGACCAGAGACACCGGCAACGAAATCGACGCGCGGCTGGTCAACGAGGTTTTCTTCAGGAAAGCGTCGAGCTGTTCCTCGCTGGCCTTCAAATCACCAATGCCAAGCGTAGGTTCGGCAGCGGTCCCTATCAGGATTTGTTCAAACGTCAGTGTCGGCACTACCGCTCGAAACCGCTGCGGCACGTTATCAGGGCGCTCTTTCTCGTAGGACGGCAACGGCAGGATGGAGGGAATCGTGCCAACCTTCTTGATCGTGAACCCGTCGCCAATCGACTCGACGCTTGCCTCAACGGTCAGCGCGCTCGGCGTTATCGTCTGTGTGAGATCGCCGATTGTCTCAGTGATCGTTTCGAGTTGCTTTTTATCGGTCTGCTTGAGGCTGACTAGCGCCGCCCCGTTGGTTAAAACCTGCGTCGAAGTCTTGAGCTTCGCCCGGTCCTGATCTTCTTCTTCGTAAATAATCTCGCTCTGAGTGCCGGTGAGTACCGAAGGGAAGGTGTAACCCGAAATCGCTACCTCGGTGATCGTCGTGTCGTCGCGCAGAAGCCCTTGAAAACGTTCGGGAACAACCAGCGGTTTACCGAGCTTCTTAATCAGTAGATGCTCGCCAGCGAGTCCCGCTGGATAACGAACAGTTATCTTGATCGACTGGCCGTTGCCCAGCGGCGTCACTTTCGACGTCAGCACGAGATAGCCGGTGTCGATCGGTGTGCCGTCCGCCACGAGCGTCTCAGTGATCGACAGCGAACCCCATTTGTCGAGTTCGGCGCCAATCAGAGGATCCGGGGAAGCGTCGAGAATGTCCTCAACGATTGTCAGCCGCGCTTCGGTGATCGTCTTCTGCGCCAACTTCATGTAGGCGCGATTGCCGGTTAGCCCGACAGGGAACGTGTAATCCGCCGTTACGTCCTCTTGAGTTTCGTAGCGCTTGAGTTGCCGCCAGTACTTCTCAGGAACGAGATTGACCGCGCCGCGCTGTTTTACAAACAGCCGGCCACGTCCAGCCACCGTATCGCCGCGGCCTCGTTTGAGTGGCATAAGCCTACAAGTACCGGACTCGGACCGGCACTACCTTATTGCCGAGGCCAGTTTGAAGGGTTGAGATAGCATCCATGCGCTCCTCTTTTATCGTGGGACGCATTTCGTTGTTTTTGAGACTCGGATGCTGAAAGAAGTGGGCGCGAGCGATCGGTAAAAGGACGGATTCAACGGTGTCCGCTGGAATCGACGTGAACGCAACACCAGGGTCGGCGCCGCCAGTTTCATTGAGATCTGCGCGAATGACGACTTCGGGTTTCAAGTAGGCGTCATAAAGAATGTTCGAGGCTTTGGTCGGCATCGGATTGAGTCCGAGATATAGCCCGCCAACTCGGTCTTGTTCGATCAGCCACACCCGCGGGGCGCCAGTCTGCTTGTTCGAGTTCAGCATTGGATAGAAGGCCCCGGAACCGTAGCCGCCCATATCGACCAAGTAGCACACCGAGCCGTTTCCGCCCATTAACTCGAAATCAACGCGGCCGGCGCACGGCCTCAGACGATGGGAGCCTGGAATCTCGACGGGATCCAATACTGTCGAGACGTTGACGGGTAGCTTTACCGCATCAGCATAAACCAGAGCGCCGTGAGCGCCCGAAGCGCCATGGTAAGGAGCGAGCAAAGTGACGTTGCTGCCAACAATCTCGATGATCTTGTTGAGACCTGGGTCACCGTCGATCAGGACCGAGCAGCCCTTCATCCACGCTTGCGTCGTACCTGTGGCGGCTATGGATTCGCTGACAGTCGTAAGAGTGATCGTCGTTGGCGCGTTTAGATAAGCTGCCAGATGCCCTTCTTTGAGCGCCTTTGGTCCTCTGCGATAGAACTCCTGCAGCGCGAAATTCACGCTGGCGACCGCCATGTTAATGTCGGCATCATCCTCGCCGCCCACTTCCTCGCTGCTCGATGTCGGCGCGAATCCGTAGATACCGACGTATTTCAAAAGGTCGAGAACGGCGTCTTGATGAGTCATGCGGCCTCCCTGAGTCGATCGCGGATGAGCGAGGTTAGGAACGCTCGCGTGATGCCGACCTTAAACACGCCCAGGCTTTTGCCGAGCTTTGTAAGCTCGTGCCATTTCAGAGCATCGAGGTCTGGCTGATGTTTAGGTCGCGCGGGTTCGTTCACCGCCTCTTGAATCGGTTCCTCGATAAACTCCGGAACCCACGTCTGCTGAAAATTGCGATTGCCGAGAATGTCCCACTTGTCGCGCTCGTAATCCTCGATCGACAGTTTGAACGCAACGCCGCCGCGGGGAGCGTCTTTCGTGGCCTGCCCGTAGCATTTGCCACTTTTGCCGCAGACAGGATAGATGTCTTGGCTGAGTCCCACCTCTCTGTTCACTAAAAGAACGTAGTGCATTGCACCTCCTTTAATCTAGCGGGCGCGGGGTTGCGCCCCGCGCCGCTAAATCGGGTTGATTATTTCTTTGCCGGTTTCTTCGCTGGCTTCGGCTTCGGCGCTGGCTTCGGCTTCGCAGCCGGCGCTTTCTTGCCGCCTTGCTTGCCGAGGAGTTTACCGATGTGAACCAGCTCCCAATCGGCGCTTTCGCCCAGCCCTCGCTGGTTGTAAACCACGGAGCCGTCTGCTTTGACTCCGAATTTACCCTCTGTATGGCTCTCCGAAGCAACCTCTAGGGTGTTCGGCCCTTCGATGAACAGGACTTTCTCATCCCTGTCTTTCGTGAAGGATTTGGCTTCGACAAACAGAACACTCACGATTGCGTTGTTCACGATGTCGATAACCACGTCGGCAATGGCGCCGTACACTCTCACTAACGGCACGTCGGCATTGGCTCTGGGGATACGGGTATCCTCAGGGAGTTCCTTGGCGTTAGCTTTCGCCTTCGCCAGATCGTCGGCTGCTTTCTGCTCTTTCTGGGCAGTGGCTTCAGCCGCCTTCGCCGCGGCAGCGTCGGCTTTCGCTTTCGCTGCCGCGGCCTTCTTTTCGTCGTTCTCTGTACTCATGTTGTGTAGTCCTTTGTGGCTCCCCCCGGCGCCCCGTCACCGAGACGCCGAGGGTCTGTTGTTAATGGGTTATCGTTAGGTAATCACAGGCATTCCATCAATCGGGACGGTATGCTCGACCAAACAGTAGTTAGGGAAGACGCCATCCGTCCTTTGCACCGGTGCGGAACCGAAGCAAGCCTCGATACCAATACCGTGGTCCATTCCGTGATTGCGGTGTTCCTCTGTTCTCGCGCCTTTCGCGCTACGCCCCTTCAAAGAGCCATAGCCGCAGATACCGGCCATTTCTCCAAGCATGAAGCTGTAGCCGAACGGCACGCCGAAACTGTTCGTCTCGATGATGAGCGAGCCGATCGGATGCGAATCCGTCAAGAACGCAACCAACCAGGGCGCAACGTTCCATGTCACGCCGCCGAGTGTCGTCACAGCAGCACCCGCTGCCGCAGCTCGTAGCCGGCTCACCATCGTCAACACCAAGCCGGTGTTCACTTGGTACGAGTAGAAGCCGAACTTGCCGGCGTTCGCGCCAGTCAAATTCTGAATCAACACGTAGCGCACCGTGGTTACGTCCGCTGCGATCGCAACGCCGTTCGTGAATGTCCACGGAGCGTTCGAGAAAGCCTCGAAGTAGTTAGGTGCGGGCAACGCAGCCGCGCCGAGCGCACTACCACCACCGGTAATCGGGTAAGCGGTGTTGTCGGCCGGGATTGCTGTGCCGAGAAACGCGCGAGGCAGAATGACAGAACCTACAGGACCGAAGGCGTCGTGATCGCGGATGTACCAGCGGTAAATACCGTGGCCGTTCCAATCGACGAAGTCGCCTCGGAAGATTTGATTCTGCACGCCGCGCTCCGCTGCGTACTGTAACGCCTGCAAATACGCGGTTTCACTCGCCAGCGCCTGTGTTCCCCATTGGCTTGAGAAAAACAAGAACTGCTCAACGTCGCCGCCCGCCTTGTTCTTGATCGTCTTAACGGGTTTGCCGCCAAGCGAGGACAGAACCAGACCGGCTTTGGTGATGGTCGTTGTTGCGACCACGTCGGCGCTTTTCAGCGCTTCACGAGTCCCCTTGTTGTTCGGGCGAATCGTGTTGTTGCCAGCAGCGTTCGCTTTGAGGTTCATCATCATGTCCTCGGTGAGTTTCCTGCCGAGACGCTGCCGAAGCAGCATGTTCACCAGGTTATCAAACTGAGAACCAACAACGGTTTCCTCTTGCGCTACGTCGGTGATGCCAACGCCAAACCAGAACCTTCCGATTTTGCACGGAAAGCTGCCGATTCGCATTTTTTCTTCATTACCGATTCGGTCACCCTCACCTTGGGTTCCCGGTCCGCCGAGCGGCGCGACGACAGGCACGTTAATCGTGTTGCCGTCCACCTTCGTCAGATCGTCATACTGAATGAACGGCTTCCCGCTACCGGGACCGCCAATCATGTTGTCTGAGAAGATGTTGTCTCGGTCGGCGCCCATCAGAACTCGTTTTACCCACAGTTCTTCTTGGGCTTTTGCTGTCATCGCCACCATGTTGGCGACGGTCTCGACGTTGACCTTGGAATAACTGACGCCCAGCTGATAGGTGATCAGCGGGTTGACAGCCGACACAGCGAAGAACGCCAGTGCGCTTTGGGTCGCGCACAGAACGGCAATCGCGGTCAGCAAATGGATGCTCCCAATCGCATAGCGATAGGAGCGACTACGAAGTAATTTTTTCATTGCTTCCTTTGTCTAACTCTTGGTTAGCAGAGGAAGCGCTGACTTCGATTCGAGTAAAGCTACCGAACAGCGGCAGCAAGCACAGCCGCGGGATCCGATGCGTTAAATGCAGCATCGAGTTCCTCAAGCGTTGCCTCGGGAGATTGAAGATGTTCAAGTGTTTTCTGAGCGTCCTCTGCAGGTGGAACCACCGGGACGGAGGTTTTCCCTCCGGACGGTGGGCTCACAGTCCTACGTGGCGGTTGCACTTGAACCGGAGTGGCGGGTGTAACAGGAGGTGCCACAGCTTTCGCTTTGGCCTTCGGCTGGATACCGAGCTTCTTCGCGACACGTTCGGTCACGATCTCTGGCGCGGAATCAGCGTATAAAATCGGGTTGTCGGGGTGATTCGGGTCTTTCATTTCCTCGAACGCCTTGGCGACCGCTACAGAGAGCGCGGTGTTGCCGTCAGCTACGTCCGGATATAGCTCGATCGCCGTTTTCTTCGAGGCCAGCTTCGCGTCTCTATGGCGCGCGGCTTCCGTCTCGCGAGATTGAAGCTCGGTCTTTGCGGTGTCGATCGCCTTCTCGTGGGCATTCTCTGCGCGCACAAGGTCGCCTTGCAGTCTTGAGAGCTCGCGAGTCGCTTTCGTGTACTCAGCGTCGGGCAACCGTTCCTCTTTGCCATACTCGTCGATCAGCGTTTCTCTGGTCGTGATCTCGGCTTTGATCGTCTCGATGTTGCCGAGCGCGGCTACAACAACCGGCGCTTGCTCGATAACGGCTTCCGTGGTCGGCGCGGCCGGTTCGTCGGTGGCGACCATCGCCTCAACCTGGGTCCACGAGAGATCTGGACGCGCTTTCTTTAATGCCGCAATCGCGCGGTCCTTCGGTTCAGTGAACCGAAATCGGGATGCAGTTTCTTCTTCTCCCTTGGGCGCTTCCGGTGGCGTCGGAGTTTCAACGACTGGCGTCTCGGTTTCAACGGGCGTCTCGGTTGGCGTCTCGGTTTCAACGGGCGTTTCAACTGGAGGCGTCTCGGTCGGAGTCTCTACCGGTGGCGTCGGTTGTTCACCTGACGCGGGAGGAGTCTCGACTTTGAGTGCTTCACCCTTTGGTGCTTCCTGTTCACCGCCACCCGGCTTTGGCGCTAACGTCACTTTGCCGGTCGTCATCAACTCGTCGAGTTGTTCGAGACTGGCATCTTTTAAGTCGGGCTGCGATGTTGAAGTATCTGCACCAGATGGGGGTGCAGCCGGCGTGTCCGTGGCGGCTTGCGCCTGCGTTGGTTCCATGGAATCGGGTTTCGCCCGAAATTACGATCAGCGCAAGGATATTTCTTTAAGCGATACCGCCGCCTGTATCGTTCCCGCTCATCGAATCTTCGATCATTTCCGCCTCGGCTTCGCGACGCGCCACGAGGTCGCTATCATTGTGATGGTCCGGCCAGAGACGCTTCATCGACCGGAATTGGTTGGCGATTTCGTGAATAGCGTTCGACTCGTTCAGTGACATTTCGGAAATGATCTGCCTGATCTCTCTCATTTCGCGGCGACGATCGCTGTCGTCGATTAACCCGCCGCGATTGAACACCAGCGACACCAGCGCGCCGAAAGCGTCCGCGGGCAGCTTGTCCGCCGAGCATGGGAACGCGGTAAGCGTCGTACGAATCTCCTGTGGAAGCGTGCGCTCGTTAAATACTTCCTCGGCGGCACTCCACGGCACTTTGATGTCGCGTACGCCGCTCAGAGCCTGGTGCGCTCGACTGCCGGTGTAGCCCATCGTGCGGGCGAGTCTGCTGATTGCGTCCTCGTCGAGATAAGGTTGCCAATCAGCCACGAAGTTCTTTTCGTAGCCGAGGTCGTAGCCGAACCCGATGGTCACGCCTGATTGACCTTCCGGCCATTCAGGATGCTGGTTGTACTCGCTGGGACCGCCCGTTTCAAATTTAACGATGAGATCGAAGGCTTTTTGAGTGATGCGTTGAATCATTGTTTTGCGATTGGTTGAGGTGCTGATGCTTGCGCTTGCGCGATCTGCGAAAGCGACGTGCTGTTACGAAAATCGACTGCGGCGATCGAGCCGGTTCCTATCGCGACGATGCCGCCGAATGCCGTCAAAGCCGCCTCTGCCAGACTGGTAATATGAGCGGATAGGCTCGGCTTGATGAAAACGAGGATGGCTGAAATACTGAAGATCGCGATGATGCCAAGCATTCCACGATTGATTAGCTTCCATTTCTTAGAGTCCTCGGCGGGTTTCTGTATCTCGCCTTGAATGACCTGCGCCGCGGCGTTGGCTAGATGAGTATCCATGTCCACCACGCTGCGCTGGCGATAACAGCACCAATCCCGCCGACGTAGATGCCGACCGCGGGAATCTTGAGCACGATAACTCCGGCGAGCGCGAGGATTATCACGTTGCCTACGGCGCCAACCAATTTGAGCTTGGCGGCTTTCGCCGCGTACTTCGTCTTGTAGGCTAACAGTGTCGAAATCGTTTGCTGAGTTTCCTTTTTATACTGAGCGAAGGCTACCTTCGCTTCGGCGGTCGCTTGCGCGGCGTCAGTCAGAGTAGCGCCCTGTAGAACCGCAACCGCTCCCACTGTGTCGATGCTGCTCATTACCTCTTTTTCGAGTTGCTGCTTGTGCGCCTCGGTTTTCGCCATGTCCTCGTCGGTGAGCTTCGCGAGTTCCTCGTCGCTGATCGTAAACGGCGTCCGTGTCGGTGCCGGCACCGGCGTTGAACTGCACATTGCTATCGACAGAACAGCGCCGATAACGACAGCAATACCTAGAATTACCCAGCGATTCATGGCGTCGAAAGAGGTTTGGGATGCTGTGCGCGATACTCGCGGTAGCGAATCTCGATGATTTCTTTATCGTGGATCCGCTCCAGCTTTGCGCGCGCCTTGGCGTTCTCGGCGGCTATTTTTCGGCGCTGGTCTTCTGCGGTGCTGACGCTGCTCTCGATGTTCCGGAACCCGCCTTCGACTGCGCTCGACTGCGGGGCTTTGAGTGGCGCCTGTGTGCAACTTGATACGAAAAAAGCGGCGAGCACGAGCAGGAATGCGGCTAAAAGCGTGAAGTAAATACTGATTAGCGTGTCGCGTCGTAGCTTCACTGATTATCCTCTAAGCCCTGCTTTCAAATGGCGCAAGGATGTTTAGTGAGCAAACATCTTGATTGCTAATACCACGGCCAGAATCATCGCCGGCAGGCTGACGAGGAACGCGATAAGGTATTGACTCGATTGTCTCCCTTCAACGCGTTGCAAATCCCGCCCTCCAGCTTGGTACTGCTTTTCCTCCAGAACCTTAATGGCAGCGTTGATGCCTAGCGTTGTGGCTGCGCCTTGAGCGCGCAAGGCTTCAGCGGTTGATGCGACCGTCGAACGCAAGGCTTCGGCGGTTGCGGCGGCTTCTTTACTTGCAATAGCTACCGACTGTTGCTGCTGGTCCAAGCGTGAATCCACACGACGGGACTCAGCTAGATTGACGGCATCAATTCGCGCTGATTCCGCTCTACGTAATTTTTCCCGCAAATCGTCGCTCTCTCTATCGCAATGTTCTTGCACTCTAGCTAAATCATCGAGTCGGCGCTGTTCCGCGGCTCGAAGATCATCCTGCCGCTGCATTGCGGCTCCAACTAGGCTCAAGACATTAGCCGTGGGGTCGATAGGGGGTTTCGTAATCGACTCTAACAGCTCTTTAAGTTCGTTACGAGTAAACTGATGATCGTCGGCTGATCTATTCATATCGTTTGAGTTCGGCTCGCAGCTTGTCGAGGCCGGAGTCCGTTGGGTTGAGGAGTTTTCGGTGTTGCAATTCCCGCTCTTTTATCCATCGAATCGTTTCCTTGGCAAGAATAAATCTCGCGCGCGCCGTGTTGAGATCCTTGGTCGCGGGGTTATGCAGCGCGTCGCGGCTCCCCTCGAATTGCGGTAATAGACACTTCTCGAAAAACCAGTCGAACGCCGTGCTATTAAGGAGCTCGGAGATCATGCCCAGCTCGCCGGCCGCTCGTCTCTTGTTGGCGGCCTGATCATCGGGAACCGGATGATCTATAACCTTGACGCCTGGTTGATTAAGGCGCCGAGCGAGTTCTCCTTCGTTAAGACTTGGTAGCGGGCTTGGCGGCTGGCTTTGGTCCATACTGTGCTTTTGCTTTCTCTAGCGCGGGTGCGGCGGTGACTTTCGCTTGTTCTTTCGCGTTGGCCTCCATGCCGGTCTGAGCGACTTCCTGTGCCTGATGTGACGTTACGGGGCCTACCTGCGCTGGCTGAATACCTTCGCGGGTGAGCACCTGAACCTGTTCGGGGCGCTCGAGATCGGTGTACTTCGTGGCGATCGACGTTTTCGGCGGGAGCTTGGCGGCTTGTTGCTGCTCTTTTTTCCACGCGGCAACCTCCTCCTCTGACACTTCACGGAGGAGTTCATTGGCGTCCTGCACCTCAAGCGCTCGCAACTGCCGGAGATATTCGTCGCGCAGTAGGTTTTGCTCCTCTGGATTCAGCGCTTCGTAGTACTCCCTGCAAAGCTGGACAACCATGCGCGCGGTTTCGATTGTCTCGGTCGAGCGGCTGCGGGTCAGTAGCAACCGGACGTTCTTCGTCATTGCCCTGATCTCGTCGCGGTTCAATTGAATCAGCGAGCCGGAGTCCGGATGGAAAATCAACTCATCTTGGTCCATGTGCTCGAGTACGATGTCCATGCATTGAACGAGAAGGGCGTTGATCGCTTCGTTGTGACTTCCCTCTGTCTCCTTCATTAGCACGTTTCCGGTGCGCTCCATCGCTTTGATGCCTTCGGCCAGCTTGGTCGTGTCGAGTCCGGCCATCGCTGCGTCATTAGGACCAGCAATGCCAATCTCGCTTGAGGAAGCCTGTAGCATCAGTTCAATCAGCCGCATCGCGTGTTCGTCGATCTCGGTCAGTTGAACCTGAAATAGCGGCGGATTCTGCGCGTTGTAACGCTGATCGCTTATGTCGAAAATCTGATCGTCACCGAAAACGACTTCCTGATCTGCTTTCCACTGGTCAACCGCGTTCTTTACCCGGAACCGAACGGACGAGTTTTTCGAGCTTTTGAAATTGACGCGGTTGAACTGGGTGTCGATGTAGGTCTGCTTGTGATCGAGCATTTCGAACACGCCCACGCCGTACCAGCGATTAGCGACTTGCTCGATGCCTGGAATCACTTCGAAAGGCCGTTTCTTCAAGTGGGCGCCGAGGTAGTCATACCAAATGGCCTTTTTCGCCACGAGGTCTATGATCATCCAGATTTCTTCTTCAACGCCGTCGTCGTCGGCGTCGCAGCGCATGTAAACGTCGGCGCAATTGACGATCTTCAGAATCTTACTGGTGATACCCTCTTGCTCGCCTTGCGCCGACTTCGCGGATTTTTCGCCGCTCATGTAGGGCTGAGTGACGTAGCCCTGGCTTACCTCGAAAATGCCGTAGGTGTAAACCAGCTTCTCCCATTGCTCATCAAACAGATGAACGTTGATGTCGGCTTCATGAACAGTGGCGACGTTGAGCGGGCAAAGGAAATCGCGGTAGTCGAGGCCCCTCAAGTCGAGTCCTTCCTGATGAATCATCGTCTGGTCGAGATCATCGAAGTCGGCGAACACCGGCGCATTACGAAACTGCACCATTGGCTCCTTTTTCAGTCGAACGATGCCTTCGACGTTAGGATCCGGGAAAAAGTCGTCGAGTTCGTAGATGTAGTTTCCCCGCGGCGTCATGATCGGCTCGCCCTGCGCGATGTAATGAATGCCGTCCGCGGCTTCGTACATGTTCGGACCAACGGCGACACGCGCCGGCCCGCGGAACTTACTGACATTGCTGATGTAGGTTGGCTTCATCACGCACTCGTTGCGGATAAGCGCCGTCTTGATGCCAATACCGAAAGCTTTCTTCGCGTTCGACTGTCTGATCTTCTCCTGTAGGAACCACTCGACTTCTTTGGCTGTCTCAGGGTCGCCGTGCGTCTCCGGCATCGCAGCGAAGAACGGGTCTGTCCCAACAAGGTCGTCTTTCGCCTTGGCTGAGATCAACCGCGAGTACCGCTTGGAAATGTTGACCGAGAAATTCGAGAACTTGAAGATGCCCAGTGCCGCGCGGTATTGCCAGTCATTGTCGTATTGCGCTTGATTTTGCTGGCGCTTCCCCATCCAGCTTCCGTCATCGACTTGCCCGCGATCGAGCAATCCCATTTCGCCGCGGAGCTCGTCTATCCGGTCGAGCGCGCGCTGCGTGAGGTTGTCGAGTTGCGTCGGCGTTAATTGCAGGTTGGTCTGGAGCTTCGGCGCTGCGGCGTGGCGCTGGAGTGGGTTTATCTCGCCGCTCTGGTCCTCGTTCGGCGTGATCGCTGGGGGAATCGGTCCCGTATCGCCAGCTTGTTGAGGGGCGAGGCTGGTCATGGATTAGAACCCTGTAAACATCGTTCGACCTTTTCGGTTGAGGCTATTTGCACGTTTTCTCGCCATTATTCCAGTTAATTGTTGTCGTTCGAGCGGCGACGCGGCCGCGTAGACCTTCTCGGCGTTTTCCAAAGTCATGTGGTCGATCGACACTCCTAGAGGGGAAAGCGTGGCGCGCTTATAGAGTTCCTTGATGTCGGTCCCCTTGATTGTGCCTCGCGAGAGCGCCTTGGAAAAGTTTGGCGTTTGGCCTCTCCTGATCTGTGAAGTGAACGCGGACTTCTCTAAGCGCCGGTCCTCTTGCCTCTGAGTTTTCGGCGCGGCCGGGAGCGTAGCCTGGTTGATCTTGGCTGCGATGGCCTGAGCGCGGGTCTGCGTGATCTGGCGAGTTGCCGGCATGATTCCGATTAACGGCAGGACCGCTTTAGTTGTGAACCCACCGTGTTCCTTCGTGGTCTTAGCCGCACCGCGAATCCAGAATGGAGTGAACGACTTGGCGACGTAGCCGACAATCGACATCGCCTGTTTCGCTACATTCGCGTCGGTGTCACGAATCTGGATGCCGTAGTAGTCAGCGTTGCGAATCAGATCGCCGAACACGGAAATAATCGGGTGCATCTTGTGCGAGAGCGTCGTCAGCGGCGCTTTCGCGTAGGCCATGATGTCTTTGACGTACGTCGGCAGCACAAAGCGCTCTTGGTTCCCTTGCAAGTCTTTGCCGCCAGTTCGAAACGCCCAGTAGTCGAGTCCCTTCGGCGCTTCGCCGGTAAACGCGAACGTCAGAACCGCGTTGATAACCGCCACAGTGATGAGTAGTGCAATCACGTAGGCGACGCGATCGGGAATGTCTGCTGGCAGTTTGCCGGTTTTCGCGAACTCCTCAAAGAAGCCGTAGGCGTCCTTGAACGAGCCGCCCAGCTCGGCAATCGTTCCACCGGACCAGCCCGGAGCTCGGATACTCCCCTGAATGACGTTCTTCGCGACGTTGTTGATAAACAGCCGATCGTACCGCACCTGTCCCAGGCGCGCGTCAACACGGTTCCATGCCGCGCGGAATTGCGAGGTTAAAGCGTCGAGCGGTTTGTCTGGATTCTGTTCGATGATGCGCCAGACCAGATGCGCGAACACGCCAGCCTTCTGTCGCGGCACGAGCAAATCCATGATCGGCTTCGCCAGCATTTCGATAAACGCCACCGGCGACCGACGCGCAGCTCGCAGCCTGTGGCCGTTAAGCCAGTCACTCAGAAACTTGCTGCTCTGGTCGGTGCGTAGCCCTTGCTCAAGCCGGAACCCTGCGCCTGCCAGTTCCGCGGCGCGGACAACTTGCAAGATGCGCGGGTCGATTGAGCCGTCTGGATTCCGCCATGCGTTGAGCACTTTGTCGCCAGTCATTGCCGTCTCGACAGTCGCGGTCGCGACGGATTTGGTCGAAGCGATGAGGTTCGTGAGCGAACGATTGCCACGAAGGAGGCCGTAAACGTCTTTGATGAGGTTCGCCGTTGCGGAGATCTGGGCTTCTGCCGTAGTGAAACCCGCATGGAAGGCGCTTCCCACGCCGAGCTGGGTCTGGTTGAGGAGGTTCGCCATGCCCATCCAGCCGGAATACACCTTCCCGAAGTAGCGGTTGTTATAGAGACTCGATGAAAGGTAGTTATTGAGAATGTCGCCTACCGGCGCCGTGACAACGCGCCGGCCGAGGATGCGCAGCCCGACGTATTGCTCGTCTTCGCCCTCGCCTATCGTCGGCGGTCCGTAAACCGTGCCGTATTTGTCGAGTACCGGCACCCAACCGTCTGGCGTTTTCTCGGACGGCTTGATTGTCTTCAGTTGCTTCTTGTCGCGAAGCGCCTGGAATACTTGATTAGCCATGATCGACCTGTCGATTTCGGCCAGCTTGAGCGCGACCAGATCAATCGGGTTGTTCGAGATCGGGATGAGGCCGAAGCGCACCGCGGTCATGATGTCGTCGAACACTTTTTGTTTCTTGTACGTTTCCGGTCCTTTAAGTGGCTTCCGTGAGACATACCGCAGGGCGTCTTTGTCGCTGCCCGCGCCTTTGTCCATGAGTTCGATCGTGCGCTCGCGGATCCAAGTTTCCTGCTGTTGGGTCGCGCTGTTCACGTTGAACGTGTCGGCGTCGATGACTCCCTTCTCGACTGCATCTTCCATCGCCTGATTGAAAGCGCGCCGTGATTCCGTGGTCCACATGCCGGGAAAGTAGTTTTCGCGGACTTGCTGCATCGGCGCATCCGCCTTCTCCAAAAGCTCCATGCGATTAGCGAACACCGCCTCGATTTTGTCGCGGGTCTTAGCGAGTTCCGGCGCAACGTTCTTACCTTGCGACACGTCCGACATGAACTGGATGCCTCTATTTTTGACAAGAGAAACGTCGTCGCGATGGACGCCCATCTTCTCGAACGCCATCCAGTCTGATTGAAACTGTGCGCGCGTCTGTTCCTGTCGCCGGTGCATGGGACCGAGCTTGGAACCGACGAGTTCCGCGGCGCGCAAATGCTCGGCGCTCATCGCCGAAGGCAGTAATAGCGACTGGATGCCTTGCTTGGCTTCGGTGATGTCGAGTCCCGGCGTAAAGTTGGTCTGCGGGACTGACGCCGCCAGTGGCCGTGCGGGTTTCCCTGTTGGCGTCCATTTGTAGGGCGTCTCGGTCATTTCACCGCGCAGCGCCGCGTCGTAGCGCGTCTTCTCGACGAACGCACGGCGCGTGCCAAGCGCTTTAATGCGGTCTTCAAGTTCGCCGGTGCGCACCTCAATCTTTTGCGACCTTACTTCGCCGGCTGGTGTTTCCATCCGTGGCCTCTCGGCGCCGATAGCTTTGAGTTCGGCCTTCGCTTCGGTGATAGCCTGGTCGATGCGCGAAAGGAGTGGCGCCGCGGTGTAACCGATGTTGAACAGTTCCTCGCTTGCTGTCTTTGACGCCGTGTCGTCGGCGGTCAGTTCCGCGTTGATGCGAGCGACTTCAGCTTTCGCGGCTGCGAGTTCCTCAGCTCGCTCGAATGGCTGGTCGAGTAGCGCCTTAAACTTCGCGATGTTCGATTTACCTTCTACGATTTTGCCCTTGCGCGCTTCGATGCGGCCTTTGAGATCTTCCGGCAGATCAGAGAGCACTCCTAAGATACCGTTGCCCGTCTTGGCTTCGCCAGCGTAAATGTCGTGGCCGTCGATCGACATGATCGACGCGAGCCGTTTATCGAACTCTCCTTCCCTGTCGAACCTTGCTCGATACATACCGCCATACACCTTCACTTCTACGCCGTTGGCGGTGAGTTGAACGACGAGTTGCCCTTCGTTGCGCAAATCCCCAGGGTCGTGATAGTTTACCTCTTTCGTGATCTTGGCTGCGCCAATGATGCGATCTATCGCCGCGACGATTGACTTGCGCTCGTTGAGTTCCTGCGCGCCAATCTTAACTTTCCAGTGTTCGCCGTCGATCTGGTCGCCCATCGCTTTCAGGCCAGCTTCGTAAGTCGCCAGTCCGCGCTCTGTGTCCTTCAGATAGGCTTCTTCAGAGCGCAACCGACGCCCCGTTTCGCCCTTGCCTGAATTGTGGCCTTCTTCTTCAAGCAGGAGATTACGGAGGAGATTGTCGGCCTCGACCTTTTTCAGAACGAGCGGGTTGCCGCTCAAGAGCGCTTGTTGTTCTTCGGCAGACAAGATGAGCGGACCTGTTGGGTCGTCGAACTCGCGGCCTGTGAATTTGCCGCTCAACACCTGCCGGAAGAATTTAGCCTTCATCAGAAGCTTTGTGTATAGGCCAGCATCGACGGTGTTCTTCATGCCAACGCTGTTCACCGCGACTTCTGGATTCTCGTTGCCCTGCCGCACGATTCGCCCTTCACGTTGCTCGATACCCGAAGGCATCCACGTCGCATCGAGGTGCCAAAGAGCGTAGGCTTTGTCCTGCACGTTGACGCCAGTACCGAGCGTGTCTGTGCCGCCCATCAGGACGCGGATTTTGCCGGCGTTAAACGCATCGAACAATTGAGTCTGCTTCGTCGGCGTCTTGTAATCGTTGATGTTGGCGATTTCCTCAGACGGAACGCCACTGGCAATCAGCTTCTCTCTGATGTCGTCGTAAAGGTTGAAGGCGCCCGCGGCCTCAGATTCGAGTCCTTGTTCTTCCTCCTCCATGTCGAGGGTGATGCCTTCGCCGGCCGCGAACCGAGTGAGATAACCAATGTCGAAAGGTTTGTAATTGTCGAAAAAGATGAGCTGGGTCGATTTGTTCGGCGTCGTCTCTTTATAGACCTCGGCAACGCCACGAACGAGCGTGTTGACCTTGCTGTTCGGATGATCTTCGGCGTTGGGATTCACGAGCCGCGGTTCAAGCGCTGCGACTCTGCCGCTCATGTAGGTTAGGACCGGGACCGCGCTGATCGGCTTCTTGTTGGGCGTGGCGTTGTAAGCCTTGAAAACTTCGTGAAGGAAATCCATGTACTCGCTCACAGGCGGCGTGATGCCTACGGCTATCACCCTCGTCTTGCCGCCGATCTTGACGGGAATCGGAATCTTCTGCTCGCGGAACATATCGTGCAGTTCCTCGGTCGTAACCACGTCCCAACCGCTGCGAATCATCGTGACGAGTTCGGGACCATTGACGAAGCGCGCGAGCATCGGCCTGATTACCCAGTTGCCAACCGCGTTAGTCGTTGGCATCGCCTCGATCGTAGCAAAGGTAGAAACGAATCGGTCGAATGTGTCCACGCCATACTCATCGAGAAGGTGCGGCGCGCCGAGTCGCAGCATGTGCCACGCTTCGCCGAGCGTGTTTGTTACCGGGGTTCCTGTCGCCAAGATAACGTTGCGCCCTTTGTTCTTCTCTTGGATGAACCGCGTTTTCATCAGGAGCGCAAAAGCGCGCTGGCTGATTTGCTTCTGGAGTCCGCCTACCCGGTCCAGCTTGGTCACATACGGCGGTTTTTTGTAGTCATGCGCCTCGTCGATAAAGAGCGCATCGACGCCGAGCTGCTCGAAAGTAATCGTGTTGTCCTTGGGGCGCTTCGCCAGTTCCTTCAGTTGCGTTTCCAGCTTCTCCTTCGCCTTTTCCAATTCTTTGACGGTTGGATCCCGACCGCTGTTAGTCTTAGCCTTCGCCTCTCGAATGGCTTCTACAAGGTCGGCCAGCATCCCTCTGATGAACGCGATTTCGCGCGCAGGGTCGCTTGGCAGCAAATTGAACGAGCTTTGTGCGACAACGACAGCATCCCAATCGCCGGAAGCGATGCGCGCCATAAACTGATTGCGCTTCTCTTTCGACAAGTCGGCCTTACTGCCGACGAGCACGTTGGCGCTCGGATACATCTTCCGGAACGACGCCGCAAACTGCGAAAGCGTCGCGTTCTTGGCGACCAACATCGGCTTCCGCGCCAGACCGAGCCGGCGCATTTCCATCGCAGCGCCGATCATCACATAGGTTTTCCCGGCGCCAACTGCGTGGGCGAGCATGGCGTATCCGTCCTGAATGATTCGCCAGATCGCGTCTTTCTGGTGAGGGCGAAGCGTCACTTCAGCGCTCGAACCAGGCAGAACGAGGTGCGAGCCGTCAAAGGTCGGCAGAACATGGCCGTTGAATACCTCGTTGTAAGCGTTTTCGAGCAGTTCCGCTACATCGGCGTTCTCGGTGACGTAGCGCTTAAATTCGGTCATGATCTTGTCCTGCGCAGCTTGCGCCGCCGCGGTTTTGATCGGATTGAACACCTTCCTCGTTTTACCGTCGCCTATCGGGATGGTGTCCATTACCCGCGGGGTCTTGAGATTCAGCGCTTGCTTGAACAACTCGTTGCCGGTCATTGTGCCGCCAGCGTAAGTGCTCGTTCCTTCGACCGTGTACACGTTGCCACTCGTAATCCAAGCGTCGGCCTTCTCTACATACGTCGCGGTGAAGTTGGGCGCGTTGAATAGCTTCTGGCCGAATTGGGAGACGATCTTTTGAGGCACCCACGCACCGCCGAGTCTGACGTTGATCTCAACCATCGAAATCGCTTTCGGCTGGATGCCTTTGAGCGCTTCGATGTTGCGATCGTAGCGCGGGTCTGATTCCGCGGCTTTCTCTGCGGCTTTGAGTTTCATCCTGACGTTGCCGCTCAAGTAGTGATCGTTGGTCTGCCACGTCCCGCTGTCCGGTTCGTGATAAGCGAGTTTCTCGCTTTCCAGTTCTTCCTCCACTTCCTCGGTCGTCTTGCCGGTCAGCGAGGCGATATACTGCGGGTCGATGCGGCCGCGGTAACCGAGTGAGGTCAGCATTCCGTCGCGGACGTTTTCGGCTTCGGTTGGCTCGGTATAAGGGAACTGTGTCCGGCGCGTGAATACCGGCGCCTTGTTATAGACGTTGACGAGCTTTCCATTTACTTCTTCCGAATCAACGTTTTCGAGTGACTGAAGTAGCCCGTACTCGGGGTCGTCTGAAAAGACGTTCGACTTTAAGCGATTGAGCGCGCCATGCCGCTTGACGTAGCGGTCGTAGGCTTTGTTCAGATCGGCGCGCAGCGCTTCTACCGTGGCCTGAGCAGTCTCAGGGTTTGTTTGTGCCGCGAGGAGTTGCTTGTAAGTCTCGCGAACGTCGATGAAATCCTTGGCGCGTTTTTTAACTTCCTTCGCCGTGAAGCGCGGGTTCACGTCGCTGGCCGGCACGAGTTCCTTGCTCTCGCTGACGATGTAGAGCTTCCCGTCTTTATGGATTATCGAGTTGGGTTTGTCGGCTGCGTCGGCAACCGCGTGTTCGACGTCTGGTTCTTGCGCCATGTCGATCGCTCCGAAAACTTCGCGCGGTAGTTTGTCGGCGGCGGCGCGAATCAACGTGCCGAGTCCGCCCTTGTCCGCTTCGTCTGTGAAAGGAATGATTGCCGGTTCCGCTGGTCCGTACATTGAACCTTCTCGACTTACCAGCCCTAAGATCATGTCCGGATGCCGCCCGAAATACTCGTTGACCGTGATTGGCTGCGTGTTCTTCGAAAGGTCTATGGTGTCAGCGTTATAGACCGGCATATCGACAGTGCTAAGGAAGGGCTCGGGCGCCGGCCGTTGCTCTACCGGTTTACGGAAAATGAGAATATCAGCGTTGACTTCGGTGCCGGCGTTTTCCTTGAACGCGGTGTTTGGCAACCGAATCGCGCCGACCAGTTCGCCTTTGCTCGCCAGATACGCACGTTGGACCGGCTGCGCGTCGAGCGTGTTGTGCGTCGAAATGACGACCGCGATTCCGCCTGGTTTCAAGTCGTCGAGGATGCGCGCCAAAAAATAGTTATGGAGGTTGAGCGTCGGATAGTTTTTATCGCTTGGTCCGTTTTGATCGAAAGGCACGTTGCCAACAAAGAGATCGACGGAGTTCGGCTTAGTCTTGAGGTCTTGCAATGCGCCGACTCGAACCCGCGCGCCTGGATAAAGTTTCGACATGATGCGCGCTGAGAGTTCATCGCGCTCGACCGCCAGTAGTTTGCTCTCGCTTTGGAGATCTGGGGGCATGAGGCCAAAGAAGTGGCCGATGCCAGCGCCATACTCGCCAACCGTGCCGCCCTTGAATCCCAGGCGCTCGACCGCTTGCCAGATCGCCTCAATAGCCTCTCGGCTCGTGTAGTGCGCGTTGAGAGTTGACCGGCGCGCCGCGTCATACTCGTCCTCAGTGAGAAGCGACTTTAGCTCCTCGTTGAATTGGACACCGAGTTTCTTGAACGGGTCGAAAGACTGCGAGAGTCCGCCCCAGCCGACGTATTTCGCGAGCGTTTCCTTTTCTGCGGGCGTCGCTTCCTTGTCGTCGGCCTCGAGACGCTTGAGCAGCTTGATTGCCGCGATATTCGCGCGGGTTTTTGTTACTTCGCCGCGGGGAGCGATCTCGTGTTCCGGAAGGATCCGATGATTTAAGCCTGCGCTTCGGCGGCTTCGAATATCCTGCTCTTGAAGTCGTTCAGCTTCTGCTGGTGTTCCGGCGATAGTTGCTTCGGGTTCTCCGGGTCGTAATTCGGATTGGGGTTCAACACCCACGTCGGCAACACCTGTTCGAGTACCGAGTCCGGTTTCCCCCTCGACTTCGCCACTTCCCTCAACGTCTGATCGACTTGGTTGTCCAGATACTCCTTCAGGCCGTTCTGGTCGAGGAGTCCCGCTAGTTTGTCCGGCCACTGTTCCTGCAGATGGTCGAGTGCCTGAAACCACAGAGGGTTCTGAGCGAGCTCCAAGTCCACTGAGCAACGTCGACCAGTCCGGCTCCTTCTGCAACTTGGGATTAAACGCAGCCATGGTGCTCCAAATCGCCTGTGCGTAGGGGCGACCGGCCTCAGGGAGTTTGGCTGCGAGCGCTTCCGGCGTGTCGACGCCGTTTTTTGTCATCAACTGCGCAAACTTGAATAGCGCTTCGCCTTTATCAACGGGCAACGGTTTCTGTTTAACTTCAACCGCGGACGCTGACAAACCGCTGAACAGCTCGTCGGCGGCAGCTTGTTCCTCTGGCGTTAGCGCCGGCGCTTTGGCTTCCTCGATCGCAACGTTTTTGCCGCCTTCCCACTTGTGAGTCACCGGCTCGTCACTCGGAACGACGCGCATTTCTTTCGCGCCCATCCAGCGATTGAAAGTTTCACGACCGGACTTCTCAGCTTCCTCTTTCGTTGCGAACCGCAGACCGTTGCTCGCGAATCCGGAACCGTCGTCGAGTTCAGCCTTAAAACTCAACCCTTGAAGTTCACCACTTCGTCCAGTGGGCTTTTCTTCGCCCGCTTTTTCTTCGGTACTCGAGCTGGGAGTTTCCCCGGATTGTCGAAGTGGTGTTCCTTTGCCCACTTCTCCCCCTTCACTCCGAACGCCCACTTCCGCTGTGCTTGGCTTTCCGCTGGCATCTGCCTCACCTCCTTTTAATGCCGCCGCGATCTTGTCTCGGCTGGCGACCGCTGCTTCGTGAAAAATTTGAGCAACCCTGCGTGCCGCTTCGTTCTCGCTGATGCCGCCAGCATCAACGCGCGTCTTTACCTGTAGCTTGATTGCGCCCTTGATGCTCGTAGGCAATCGCGATTTTTCGAGGCAATCGGCCAGTGTCATAAATAGGGAGCAATCATTGCCAGTATTTCGAGCAACTCTTTGTCGTCTCTGCGAGCATCAGCGAAGCGATCAACGAGTTTCTCTTTTTCTTTTTCACGCGGGGGCTTCTTGTTGGGGTAGAACTTGCCCTTAAAATAAAAACCTTCAATACCATAAGGCATCGCGCCGCCTGGTGGTGGCGTGATGACGACGCCTCCGGTTCCGCCGTCACCGACGACGAACGACATGCCGGCTGCGTTGCCTACTGAGCCCGCAGTTGCACCGCTAACTCCATTTACGGAACCGGCGCCGTCTGATTGCCCTGTGCCGGTGTAGATAGTCGAGCTAATCGCTTGAACAGTCGAAGTCCCGGCCGCAAAGAAGTCTGAGCCAGTCGCAGAAGTAATAGCAGCGCCGTCGCCGCTGACCGTGCTCGTGCCTGAAGCGTTACCGACACCATCCCATATCGCGTTACCGAATCCGGTAGCTACGCCGACACTAGCCGCACTCCCGACGCTATTCCATGTTGCCGACGAGTTAGCGCTGGCCGTACCGAGGCCAGTCGAGTTGAACACTCCATCCCAAATCGCATTGGCGAGTCCGGTAGCGATACCGACGCCAGAAGAAGCGCCCACTGAACCTGCAATCGCTCCGGAGTTCGCCAGCGCCGTGCCGGTCCCCGCGGCGTTGGCGACTGAACCTTTGGTCGCTCCGGAGTTCGCGCTCACCGCGGCACTCCCCGCGGCGTTGCCAACCGAATCCCATACCGCGGCGCCTATTCCTGTGGCTGTCGGTCCAGTGACGACTGCGTAAACGTAGAACGCCGTGTCAACAAAGCGATCGCCTTCCCATCCGCTCGTGGTATTCCTGAACACCCAGTTGCCGGAGTGTTCCAGAGTGGGAGGACCAGAGAAAACTTGGTCGAAACCTGGTTCGACATAATGATTCACAGCGTCGCCGCCAGTGTATTCAAGAGCGATGGCGTAGCTTGTTCCGGCAGTCATGAGGTAACGGTTCGCGCCGGAGAACATGAGCGTTATTAATTGCGCGGTTGTCGTCAATGTCGATACGTCGAAAGGATCTGACGTGGCAATCGAGGAGCCTGTAGGCTTGGCGTTTACGCCAACAGTACCGCTGACAAGCCACAGCCTTGCGACGGCGTTCCCTGTCGGGCTTCCGTGCTTTTTCACGAAAAACTGCACTCTATCCAACGTTCCGCCGTTAGAGACAAAAGCTTGACCGACAGAATCGGTATTTCCCGGATCCCCGTTCAAACGATCATACCCATCTACAAAGGCTTCGCTGTAGCTTTCGTCTAAATAGTTACCAGTGAAAGACCGCGCGGTTCCGGCAAACACGGACGAGGAGATCGCCTGAACCGTTGCGGCTCCGACCGATGCGCCCACTGAACCCGCGGTTTTACCGCTGACACCAGTGACTACACCGGAGCCCACTGATGCGCCCACTGAATCCCATATAGCCGCGCCGTTGGCACTCACGGCCGCTGCACCAACGGCTGCGCCATCAGCGCTAATAACAGTCCCGCCAGCGGCGGCAGCGATTTCCGGATCCCACCAGCCGAGATTAGATAAATCAGGGTCGAACCAAGAGCGGTTTACTCCACACTCTTTGTCGAACAAGCCGGCTGGATTACCCATAGTGACCTACCAGCTTAAAACATAAACCATCCCCGTACCGCCAATCCCCCCGATGCCGCCAATACCGGGATTGCATCCACACCCCC